TAGCAAAAGTGACACCCACGCCACTAGGAATATTAACATCGGCAACAGCAGTGAGATTGATATTATTTCCCGAAATTGTAAGATCAGTTCCATCGCCTTCTATTTTCTCCCCGTCATTACCGAAGGTTACACCTACCCCACTGGGGATATTAACATCAGATGTAGCAGTAAGATTGATATCAGCACCAGATGTCACAGTTAAATCTGTACTATTACCTTCAATCTTTTCACCAGTGCCAAAAGTAATACCTACGTCGGCTGGTATTACAACGTCAGCAGTGGCAGTGAGCTTAATGTTATTACCACTAATTGTGAGATCAGTGCCATCTCCTTCGATCTTCTCTCCATCATTTCCAAAAGTAAGTCCTATATCTGCCGGGATATTAATATCTGCACCAGATACTAGATATAAATCTGTACCGTCACCGTAAATATACTCTCCACCTTCATCATATAAATATAATCTTTTGGAACTGTCTAATACTACATCATCACTAAACTTAAAATGATCTTCATCTTCCATCCACGTAAGTAGACCATCACTGGTTTCTCCATCAAAGGTTACAGCAATATCTGTTCCTGCAGTACCATCCCCAATTGTAATAGCCGTACCTAAAAGCTTAGTGACAGGGCCACCTTCTGCTGTAGTGCCATCGTGCGAATGTCCAGTAGACACAGCAAAAGCAGCGACAAGTTGTGTAAACTCATTATTAAAATCTGCAGCATTAATTACTTCACCAGCTACAATCTCTGTACTGCTTTGTCTTGTATAGGTTGCCCCCATTATCGTCTTCCTCCAAGAGTAAATTCTAATTGATACGAATGTAAAGTAAAGGGATTATCTGAACTATCATGGTTAACTCTTACGGCAACAAGAAAACCTGATCCTTCAATTGCCCTTCTAAAAATAGGCGCTCCACTTGAATCATATACAGCATTTCCGTATGTAGAAGATGAACTACCATAAATTGCTATACCACCGGGAGAAGCAATATCAAAAAATGTAGGTTGTGGAGTATCTTTAGAATCGGAATCATATCTTACTCTTAGCTGTGCCGATACTGTTCCTTCAACTTCATAATTTAAAATTACTCGTTGCATTAATTTACGAAGACCTGTATCTCCAAGAGATAAATCAGGTGATCTATAAACTGCTACAACATTATCTCCATCAAAGGTATCTCCACTTTCTTGTCGTCTAACATAACCATCATAGCCACCTTCAATGATATATTCAGTATTACTAATAAAACCAGAATCTGCAGCAGAAGGTTTTAATCCTTTAAGATCAGCAAACTCATAGCCTATACCTTGTTGAGTACGTTTAAGTGTAGCTAAAATTCCTCTACTATCCGCTGCTGCACCCCCTGTTGTAGGATAAAATAATCTGTACTGACTTTTATTTCTTAGAATAACAGATGTAACATTATCAAATCCTATATCTTGTATTCTTTTTTGTATAGGTTTAGATACTGTACCTAATTCTATATCACCAATTCTAGTTGTAGCAGCAATAGTTCTTAATCCATCTGGCGATAAGAATAGTAAATCACCTCCAATTTCCTGAACTGAAAATCCATCGGCACAACCCAATGTACGAGTTACAGGAGCTACTTGCCAATCCGCTATACTTGTTCCTCGTAGTTGATAAATTTTATCTTTACCAAAAATAAACAAAGCATCACGAAAAACTTTTAATGCTACAATATTGGTATCTACTTTAATTGATCCAGCACCATTTGCTGCAGAAAAGGATGCTTCATCAAAAGGGGCAGAGAATACAATTTCTTGTGGGTTTGTAGACATCCCTGCAAAAAATGCATGATCTCTAAAGATTGCTACAGAAGCAGGATCAGAGGGAGCGCCTGTAGCATTTAAAAGAGTATATGTTGATCCATCATAAGTAGCTGCATTATTAACATCATCTACCATGATTACTTTAGGTGTATTAGTAAAGTTAAAATCGTCAAACTTATAGCGGCCAGCAGAAGTTCGTGTAGCTATGGAAGAACCCCAGCCTGTACCGGTACTAAACTTTAATACATTTCCTGCAGCCGCCAATACACCACTATTAAAAATCTTAACACCAAGTATTTTATTACTACTGTCTACTTGATTACTATCAAATTTAGAAGAACCAGTAAGTCTCCTATACCCACCTTGAATACTTGGCTCAAAGTTTTGTAACTCTGTAGCTGCTCCCGGTGGCATTGAAAAATCATCTCTATCAAGAATTAAACCACCACTTAAAGAAACTGTTACAGGAGATATTGCTGAAGTATCTGGCATTTATATTATCCCGCTGGTTTAATTTGTTCTTCAATAAAGAGAGAAACAGTTAAGTCATTTGCTGCAGATGCTTGTGCTTTAAATATATCTCCTGCCTCTAAGAATATATTAGCATCACTTATACGAAGATAACTATCTGCCGCTACACTAGATGTACTAACTATATCAAAAGTAGCACTTGCTGATGCGTCAGTCCATTTAAGTGTTATATCAGCGGCACTTGTGCCATCAACATTAGCAACCCATACCTCTTTTATACTGGCAGAAAAATTTGCAGGACAAGTATATACTGTTGTTAAACTAGTGCTAGACAAGGCTGAACCAGCATTTACAATTCTTACAGCCATGTGTTAGCCCCTTTTATTAAAAGCATAAAATACTTGCTCACCTATGGGGTAAAGTACAGATGAGCAAGTATCTATGCATACTAAGTTACTACGAAACTGAAGCACTAAATGGAGTAGCTTCCGTGCCACTCGCTGTTAGGATGCCCTTAACGATATACTGGTTAGTAGCAATATCAATAAGTGTAATTTCATCACCAATAGAAACACCACCTGTCGTAGTACCATTCATAGTAATGGTATCCGAATCAGCAGCCGTATTAAAAGAAGCAACCGTATTGGCACTATCTTGATGAAGAGTGACAGAACCATCAATAGTATCAGTAGCATCAGCAACCTTAATAACATAGTTGGATGTATTTACTACAGATACAATAAACTGAAATTCTGCACCAGAACCAGTGGCCGCTGGTAAAGTAAACGTAGCCGCCGCATCACCACCAACTTCACCCATTAGCAGAATACGTCCTGCATGATCAGCGTTTGTAAGTGTTGCGGTTGCTGTTAGAGTAACTAAATCTCGTATAAATGATCCGCCTAAAGTGGTAGTACCTGCAGTAACCGTAACGCCACCTGCAGTAACCGTTAGACCACCTGAAGTTACAGTCATGCCATCTTCAACAAAGACATCTTCAGGGACACGAGATACACCTTGCGTCATTTTAAAACTAGCCATTTTTCATTCCTTTCTTTAGCTAAGTTATGATACAGTAGCACTAAACATCGTGGCGATATTAGAACCTGCGGCACAGGTCACCATACCGCTTACTGCATATTGATTAGATGCTATATCTATAAGTTCAACATAGTCACCAATCGCACCCCCACCAGTAGTCGTACCATTTAATGTAATGGTATCTGAAGCAGCAGCAGTTACAAATGAAGTGGCTGCTGTTCCATCTGCATCAGTAATCATGATCTGACCGTCGATGGTATCTGTTGCATCTGCTACTTTAACTAAATAGTTAGAAGTATTTACTACAGACACAACAAAGTTAAACACGCTACCTGTACCTGTTGCAGCAGGAAGCGTAAAAGTAGCAGCGGCATCGCCGCCGACTTCACCCATAAGAAGTGTTCTACCTGCATGGTCCGCCGAAGTTATTGAGGCAGTTGCAGTTAGAGTAACTAAATCTCTAGTATGCCTATCGACATTCTCATCTATAAGTCCTTGTAATAGAGACATAGGCTTTCTCCTTATGACAACACTAGTCGCATGGTTACATCCGTACCGCCTACTCGTTGATAATTCAGATATTGTGAATCACCAGCTTGTTTAGGTACAGTAAGTGAATGTAAGCCAGCGGCTAATTTAATATCATTAGCAGTGCTAATAGCAGCCGTGCTAGAAGCACCAAAGTTAACATAAATTTCACCGTTTAGATGTACTGTTGCTAAATTATAACTTGAAACATTTGTTCCCGCTGCAGTTGAGGCAACAGTTACAGCCGACTGCACATCCCAGAACATATTATCTCCTTGCGGTACTTGAGTCATTAATCTTCTCCTATGTTAAAAAGTTGCCGAAGAGGCATAAACAGAATTAATTGATCTGGGAATATAAGTAGATCGCATATAATCATGTCTGTTAATCAATAAAGTTTGCATATGTTTTATACCTTCGTTAAATAAGGCAAAACTACGTTCATACAAAGGTACTTCACTACGATATAAATAGGCATATGCAATAGCACCATCTGTAATAATGTAACCAAATCTATCTGGAATTGAAGTAGTATCGTCATGGTCAGAAAGGTCTGCACTAGGATGTGTATAGTAATCAAAAGATAATGTGTATGCCCTATTGGGAAAAGGCCATAGACCATACTTATTATCTGGATGCCGAAATACGTGCGTAGGTATTCCTCCTGCATCAATTTGAGCTACAGTATCTCCACTTGAATGGCTGGCAGCAGTCGTACTTTCTGCGCCTCTTGTAGCTCCAGTAAATGTAGTAGAACTTGTTCCTGTATATGTAA